GTTTTGGAAAGAGTAGGTGCCCACGGGTGCCTCCTAAGGGCTCAGCGGTTTACGCTCACGAGGGTGATGACAAAATGTACGGCGCCGGCGAGCTTAACGGCGACCTGGAAGGTCACGCTCTTCCGCGCTTCGCGGTCGGCCTGCGATTGCGTGGAAATGTCCGGGTGGTAGATGTAGTAACCGGAATCGAGATAATCGCCGTTTTCTAGCGCCCCGAAGCCGTCCGCATTCCACTGTCCCGGCGCGATGAGGCCATTGACCACGCCCTGCTGAAGGCAACCGGCGATCTTGTTTGCGATCAGGTCCATGCCGGCGTTGGTCTGGGGGATCTTGGTCTTGCTGGTGTAAAGCAGGTTCCAGATTTCGGTTTGCAGGAAGTTTTCCAGCCAGTCGAGGCCCTGCACTTCGTCGAAAAATGCTCCATTGGCCATCACGCCTTCTTGGATGATTGCCGAACTATTGTCGTAGTTGACGAAGACGTTGCAGTTCTTCGCCTTGAGGGCCGCCGCCTGCGTCTCTGTCAGCGTCTCCGCGACTACGCCGGGCTCGGTCTTGAACTTCATGGTCAGCGTGGTCTTGCTGCCGGTGAAGTCCACCGTCGCCGCGCGGCCGAAGAAGGACGCGATGGCGTAGGAGGAGGCGGAATACTGGGTGAAGGACCGCTTCAGGTTGGCGGTCTTGAGAACCGACGCCAGATCGGTCGACACGGTGTTGTCGAGCACGGTCGAAGACGTGATGGTCGTGCCGATGATGCGCTTCTTGCCCAGCCCCTCCACCACAAGAGAAGCCGCCAGCATCACGTCGTTCGCGACCGTGGGAAGCACGACGCCTGCATACCAGTCGCCGGACTTGTCCACGAACGCCTGAATGGCCGTGGCGAGGCTTTCCGCCGCGATGCCAGGCACCGGCGCGCCGGCGAGGCTCGACGTGAGCTTCAGTTGCGCGGAAATGTCGGTGCCGCTCACCGGCGCTACGGCATAGGCGACCGCGGAGCTGGTGCCCGTGGTGTCGGACTTCACGACGAAACGGCCGGAGTTGGCATCCCACGTCACGGACGCGCCGGTGAGGCCCGCATCGATGATGGCCGCGACGGCCGGGAGGTTCGCCGCGCCGGAGAAGTCGAGGCCGGAGACGGTCTTGGTGGAACCGTCGATGTCGATCTTGAAGGCGCCGGTCGTGATGCCGGTCCACGCCGAAATCAGCTTCTCGGTCCCGCTCAGCACGCCGCCGCGCAGGGTACCGTGCGTCGCGGCCTGTGCCCAGCGGCCGATATAGAGCAGGCTGGGCTGCGGGCTCTGGGAGAAATGCCGCGCCGCCGCGATGTACTCGGGATCGGTGGTGCCGAAGTCGCCGCCCACGCCCTCCAGATTGGAATACTGGCGGATGCGCTCGCCCACGTCGATCACGTCGGTGACGCCGATATGGAGCGCGGCGCCGAAGTTCCGGGTGGGTGCGGCGGTCGGGGAAAGGGTGATGTCTACCCGGACGACGTCCGAGACTGCGAGGCCCTGAGCCATCAGGTGTTCTCCGTGTTCCAGTTGTTGGCAGGGCCGGTGTCAGCGACAATCTCGCCTTCGGCCGACAAGACGTTGAGGATCGGGTAGGTGCGGGTCACGACGCGGCGCAGCTTGACCGTGAGGTCGCGCCGGTTGACCCACTGGTTGTTGACGTACTCGGGCGCGGCCATGAGCCGCCCGGCCTCAAGGAAGGCGATGCCCTGCGCCTGGAGGGCTTCCATGTTCTGCGGGATCAGCATCCCGTCACGGAGCCGCCCGGCGTAGCCGGAGGCATTCGGGCCGTAGAAGCTCACCAAGAGGTTGACCGTCTCGTGCCGGCGCAGTTCGTCGGTGCCCTCCCCTTCCGGGTGATGGATGATCGCGCCGGTCCAGTTGGGCTCGGTCGATTCCACCCGGTAGGCGCACCAGTCGACGCTCAGGTCTTCCTTGGCTGGCGGGTTCGGTTGCCATGCCGGGCGGACCTTGCTTCCGGGCAGGCCGGTGATGCCGACGATGGCCGCCTGGATCTGGTCCTCGAACGCCGCATCGTTCGTGACGGCGCCCGTGGGGGCGAGGTAGCCGCCGGTCGCGGAGGTGGTGGTCATTTGCGGCACCCAGATCGGTCGGCGCCAGTGCCCGAAGTCGGAGGCGCCCCACATGGCCGCCCGGTTGAATGGGGGCGATACCCGGGCGGCAGGACACGCGAATGCGTGCCGGTGCCCCCAGCGGCGTTCGCCGCGCCGATGATGGCCAAGAGACCGGTGACCAGCAGGGCGAGCCAGACGATGGCGATCACGGCGGGCTCATCCCCTTGAGCGAGGCCGAAGCCTCAACAAACCCGGCGCCGTACCGTGTGCAGTCGCCCACCGCGATCACGACATAGCGCTTGCCGTTCCAGACGATCTCATCGGCGTCGCTGCCATCGACCGAGGAGGTGAGCCGGAACTGCGTGATGACGGTGATGATCTCGGAGACGTTGGAGCCTTCGGGCGCGCGCTGGAGCGTGGACCACATATCGGGGGTCACGACGCCGACCGCGGAGAAGGTCGTCTCGGTGCGGATTGACCGCCCGTTGTCCCCGACCGTCACCGCTTCTCGGTAGACCGTGAAGGTGTCGGCGAAGTCCGGGTCCGTCAGGAGTTCGGAGACGTCAAGCAAGGGCATCGTGCGACTGCTTGGTCTCGTTGATGCCGATGGCGCGATCTTGACGCGAAACCGCCTTCAGAGAGCCCTCTTCGAGCATCGACCGAAAGGCGGCCCAAAACACCCGGTAGGCGAGGCCCCCGCCAGCGGCCGCACCGGCCAGAAAAGCGAGGATCGCAATGGCTGCATATTCCATGTTCAGTCCTCACCCTTCGGCCGGATGACGTAAGTCTGGGCCTGCCTGTATGCGCCGGAGTCGATCAACGGCTTCTCGCCCGTGCGGCCGCGCGCCTTGCGCTTCTGCAGGGTCATGGGAGCGAGAGGCACGAACGGCCCCTCGGTGATCTTGTTGCGCACCGCGTTCTGAGCGATCAGGCCCGCCGAATGCAGCGCCTTGTCTCCGGCCTCGGCATCGCCCTTCAAAGCGCCCATGACGCCCTTCTTCAAAGGAGCGGCGATCTGCTCCCGGGCGTCGGACACGCCGGGCCGGAGATGCGGCCGCGGCGGAATGACGAACGCATGCCCGCCCGGGCCCTCGATGGTCGAGCCGAACTCCTGCACATAGCCAATCTCGGCATTGTTCAGGGTCCGCTCTTCGCCCGGCTCCGGCTGGCGCCCGGCATTCTCCGCAGGCACCCCCACCAGCACTTCCATGCGCGTGAGGCTGCGCACCGCGTCGAAGATCTCCTTCGGCGGCGCCTTCTTGCGGATTTCGATGGGCATCAGAGCTGAACGCCACCGGCGCCCACCATGCGGGCAAGCTGGATGTAGCGGGTGCCGTAGGTGGTCAGGTTCCAGTTCCCGGCCCCTTCGATGCCGGCAAGCGCCGTGTCGTAGGAGACGGACACCTTGTCGACGGACTTGGAGGCCACCAGCCCACCACCAGAGCCGGGGATGCCGCCGGCCGTGGCCGCCTTCTGATCTCGCGCAGCGAGCGCCAGATTGTGGGCGATGAACAGTTCGGTGCCGTAATCGAGCAGGTCACCCCAGCGCGTCGAATCGAGCAGCTTCCCTGCGAGCCCCAGCCAGAAGCTCACCATGGCATCGGGATAGGTCCCGGTGCTGGCGAACTCCGGGAAGTCCACCCGAAACGACGTCGTGGTGACGGTCATCAGCCGGCGCTCTTCTTCGCCGCGATCTCGGCCTGCAGGCGGGTCACGCCCCACCGGCCATCGACCGTGATGCCCAGCGCTTCGGCCTCTGCCTTGAGGGCGGCCTTCTCGGTCACCTCGTCGGGGGTGTCGACGTGGGTCGATCCATCCGGCTCAATGGTGACGCTTTCCGTCTCGGCGGGCGCGGGTTCCACAGGAACGGGCTCCGCAGGCGTTTCCGCGGGCGCGGGTTCAGCGACGGGGGCGACAGCGGGCTCCGGCTGGACAGGGGCCGGCTCGGCCACAGGCTCGACAGGCTGTTCGGCGACGGGCGCCACAGGCTCCGGGTCCGGCAGGCGCTCCGCGTGCAGGAGGGTGTACCAGTGGGAGGCGATATCCTCTTCCACCTCGATGATCCCGGCCTCGAAGCGCTTCAGCGCATAGCCGAGATTGAGGAGGAAGGGCTTCACGACGTTGATGAGGGCCATGCCGTTCAACCTCTCTGCGCAACCCACTCCTCCATCGTGAGCGCTCCTTTACGGGCGTTGCACGAGCGACAGAGAAGCTGAAGATTGCTTGGAAACTGAGTGCCGCCCCGCGCCAGCGGAACGATATGGTCGATTTCAAATTTGGGAGCGAACGGCTCTTCGCAACCGTTGCACCGGCCACCCTGCGCATCGAAAAGCGCATTGATATCGGCCGCCGAGAAAGTGCCATCAGCGGCCATTTTGCGCGCCCGACGCCTGGCTTGCCTCCGGCGACATTTCTCGCGAAATGCTTCGGGATTTTCGGCCTTCCATCGGGCATCGTACGCGGCACAGGAATCTTTGTTGCGTTCGCGCCACGACTTCTGCCGGACGGCAATCTTATCGCGGTGCTTTGCGCGCTCGGCGCGGTCCCGCTCAAGGGCTGCTTCTGGGTGATTTTTTCGGCGGCGCCTTGCTTCGGCCGCTCGGCGCTCACGAATATCAGGTTGGGCTTTTCGCCAAAGCTTAACGTTGCGCCGAGCGCGAATGCGGCAGCAAGTGACGCACTCGCCATTTGTCATTGCCCGTTCCGCAAAGTGCCCATGTGGGCATGGCGTTCCGGTGAAATAACGCTTGAGGCCAGATGCTTTTGCCTCTGATCTTGAAACGTGGCTCTGCATTACCGGATAGTACGAGATTTCTCCCGTACTATCCAAGTATTTTTGCCTAAAGTCCGTCTCTGTAGCCCAGAGTTTCAGGATAAACTACTTCCACCACGCCGAGGCGGCCGAAGTAGGTGGTGATCTGGTACAGGGAGCGATACTCCAGCGGGGTGCGCTGAAGCGGCGTCATGGGGAAGCG